AAAGTTTGATAATATCCGGTTTGCTCGCTGGACTGGACAGACGGATGACGGCAAAAAACACAGTGAAAACAGGCCGGAGTCCAGTCCAGCATGGCCATTTGAAGGTGCTTCTGATGTTCGCAATCGTTTAATTGACTCTAGCTGTAACGAGTTGACTTACTTGCTTTGTGGCGCATTTGAAAAAGCCGAGATTCGTTCTGCACCAACAGATTTGACAGATTCGCCGCTTTCCAGCATTGGTACTACGCTACTTAAGTGGATTCGCGACAGTAAAATGTCTCAGCAACTTCGCAAGGAAGCTGAACTTGGCGCTCAGTATGCACTTCAGTATGGATGGAGCGCTTTCTTTGTGGGGTGGCAACAGAACATCTCTAAACGTTCTCAGCCAATCAGCATGGATGAGATCATGCAGCTTGCCCAGCAGTCTGGAAGCCAGTCGCTAATGGAGCTGCCGCAATTGATTATGACGGCCCCAGAAATGGCTGCTGACATCATTCAGGCCGCTGTCCCTGGGATCACAAAGTCTGATGCAAAGCGGATGGTTAAAGAGTTGGCTAAAACTGGTCAAACTACTTATGACGAAGAGTATGTATCAAAAAACCTTCCTGAAATTGTTGCGCTTAAGCCTTGGGATGAAATCATTTTTCCTCCTGAAGCCGCAGATCTTCAGCGTGCTCGCGTAATTTTTCGCCGGACTTGGATGTCTGAGGTTGAGTTGCGTGAAAAGGTCACTACGGAAGGCTGGAATGTAAATTGGGTTGAACTTGCTCTTCAACAGCTTGGAAAAAGCAGCACGTTTTACAACATCAACTTGCTGCCAACCACAACCATGCTGGCCTACAACGGCACAAACTACAGCAACATGGTTGAGGTGGTTTATTGCTACACTAAAAGCATGGATGGTGATGCTCCTGCCATCTTTTACACTGTAATTTGCCCGCAAGCTGCTAGCAACATGCCGCAGGCTACGGATTCCTGGGCAATCCATGAACGACTTGATTACGCACATGGCGAGTATCCTTTTGTAGAGTTTAGGCGTGAACAGCTTCGTCGTGCTGTTGTTGATACTCGCGGCATTCCTGAACTTGCCGCTACTGATCAGGACGAAATCAAAGCCCAGCACGACTCAATACGAGATCACACTGCGTTCTCCACGCTTCCTCCAATCAAGGTGGTAAAACGAATTGGCGCAATTAACAAGATTGGCCCAGGCGTTGCCTTGCCGGTAACCAACCAGAACGACTACACGTTCATGGATCCACCGGCCCGCGAGCCTACGGTAGCGTTTAACCTGATTAACCGAGTTGAGGCCAATCATGCCGCATACTTTGGCACCATTAACGCCACTGTACCTCCGCTTAAAACACAGATGCTTCAGCAAGCATTGGTAAACTCCTGGCTTACAACGTGGCGCTCTGTGTTCCGGCAGATGTTCTCGTTGTGCTGCCAATACATGTCTCCTGAAGAGATCCAGCGCATCACTGGAGGAACACTTCCGCACAATCTATCTGCCATCCACGATGAATTTGACATCAACGTCAGGTTTGATGTGGCAAATCTGGATCGGGAGTATGTTGCGCAGAAGATTCAATTCCTCACGCAGATATCTCAGCTTGATGTGGGTGGCGTACTTAACCGTAACCGGCTTACAGAGATGATGATTCAAGCCATTGCACCTGAGATGGCATCTGAGCTGATCCTAAACCCACAGCAGGCGTCTCAAAAGATGTACAAGGACGTGCAGTCTGATATTGGAAACATGCTTCTTGGTAACGAGGCTATTTATCAGGAAAACGACCCTGCGGCTCAGACAAAACTCCAGTACGCACAGCAGGTCATGCAGTCTAATTCAAAGGCGCAAGCTGCTTTACAGCAGGATCAGAACTTCCAAGCGTTGTTTCAGAACTACGTTAAGAGCTTGCAAATGTCTATTATGCAGCAACAAAACGCTCAAATTGGACGTATTGGAGTTAATCCAATGCAACCTCAACCTGGACAATAATGACAGACGAACAGCGTAACGTATTTGGATTTATTGGCAAAAGTGCACTTTGGGATCAAATTCTTAAGGCTATTCAGGAAAGCCAAGAAACCCTTTGGATGCATGCAATTGGAGAGAGCGTAAAAGGGGAAGATAGAGTGCATGCTTGCGGACAAGCAGATGGCGCTAATATGATTTTTTCAATGCTTATAGCATTAAGACAAGAAGCCAGATCATTAAATGGTTTGACTTCTGAAGAAGATTTGTAATAAATACAAACAACGGGCCTTCCAGCGTTATCTGGATTGATTAAATAAAGGGTCTTGCAACCTTAACTGCATGAATGACGAAACATCACAGCCTGATTCTACGGGTCAGGAGGCAGCAGATAATCCCGTTGACAATAAACTCGGTCAATTGAACGTAAACAGTCTAAAAGACTTGTTAAGTTCAGGCTTCCTAAACGAGGAGGAAATTGTTCCCGCCAAAGCGGAACAAGAGGGTACGTCCGAGGAAACCGATACCTCTGAAGAGGATGTCGATCAGTCCGAAGATTCGCCCGATCAATCCGAACCTGAAGTTGACGAAAGCACGTTAAGCAAGGGAGTCCAGAAACGCATCAACAAGTTAGTTGCTGCAAAAAAGGCCGCTCAAGCTGAACTAGATGCCCAAAAGACTAGGTTGTCCCAATTAGAGGGAGAGCTACAATCTGCAAAGGCATCAACTCCGGTAAAGACACCAGACGTTTCAGAGTTTGTTGCAACTTTGGACACTCCTAAACGAGTGGAAGAAGAGTACAGCAAAGCCTTGGAGGTCATTTTGTGGTGCGAAGACAATGCTGACGGTGGAGTCATTCCCATGCCAAATGGCGAGGAGCATGAACTCACTTCTGCTGAAGTTCGAGCCATGAAACGAACTGCCATGAAACGAAAGGAAATCGAGCTTCCTCAGAGAATGCAGTACTTGCAGACGCAAGCTGCCGCTGACTCTCAGGTAACTAAAGATTTTCCTTGGTACTCAAATCCTGCAAGCGAGGAATACCAATTCACGCAGCAGGTCTTGAGAGAATTCCCAGAGATTAAACGCCGTCCTGATCACAAGCATGTTCTTGGTTTGTTGGCGTTGGGTGCAAAAGCATACAACGATCAAAAGTCGAAGAAAACAGCTCCAGTAATCAAGCGTGCGCAAGTTCAGCCGCAAGTTAAAGCTTCTCCGGCTCCATCATCTAGCGGTGATATCGCCAAATTAAAGCAGACTTTTGCAAAAAACTCTTCTGATCAGAAAGGATTGACTGACTTGGTTAAAGCAATGGGGTTTGTATAACCCTTTATTTAGTAACTCATTTTTTATGGCACTTCTTACAGAACCTAATCTCTCCGGTCGCGGTAAACGCGAAGACTTGGCTGACATGATCGCCCTTGTGGACGCTCGTGATACGCCTTTTGTATCCATGGCCCGCAAGGGCAGCAAGCCTGGGAATATGTATTTCCGCTGGCAGGCAGATCAGAATCCCCAGCCTGTGGTTGGTGGAACCGTTGACGGAACGGATGTTAGCACCTACAGCAACTACGTTACTGGATATCGTAAAGAGCTGGCAAACTATGCCCAGATCTTCCGCCGCACTGTGCGTGTTTCTAAGCTTGCTCAAGACTTGGCAGATGTCGCTGGTGTGCGTGACTCGCTTTCTGACAACGTGGCTAAAGCCATTGTTGGTCTTAAGCGCGACATGGAAGTGACATTCACTTCTGATCAGCTTGGCCAGCAGGACACAGGCAGCGTGCCTTATCTGTCAGCAGGTGTGCAGGCTTGGATTGGCGGAGACAACATTGGAACAGGGCTGAATATCGGCTCTGGAACTACTTCTCCTTCTTTTATTACTCCTCTAGAGTCTCGTGTAACTGGAACTAACGCATCTGCGTTGACGGACACTGTTGTTCAAGACGTGCTCAAGTCGATCTTTGACGAGACCGGCCAGTACAAGTCCTTTGACTGCATCGTTGGAACGGATCTCAAGCGTGCTTTTACTAATTTGCTTGGGACTACTGCACTGACAACCACAGTTAGTACCACAACGGCTGTATCTAAAATTCAGACATTCCAGCGTGATGCTGGCGCTGATACGTTTATTCAGTCTATGGATGTGTTTCAGGGTGATTTTGGTACAGTGCGCTTGCATCCTACAACGTTTATTGGAACCATTAACACTGCAACGAATCCCGACACGTTTGCGCCAAAGCCTGCTTACGGCTTGGTTCTGGACATGAACTTGATTGAAATTCGTTACGGTGGCAATGTAGCCCAGGTCACGGCACTGCCTGACTTTGGTGGTGGCCCTGCTCGTTTGATCGA